AGTCCCCCTTAGGGGACTTCCGGTTATAGCCTTAAAGGCTAGTCAGCTTTCCAAAATGCTCTTGAGCATATGGCTACGCTGAAAAATCGTTCCACAACTGTCGTGAGACAGCTTGAAACCCTCACCACTCTTAGGAGCGCAAATGACTCTTACCGTAACTGTACAGCGGCGATGGATGGACAGACACTGGACGGCCCTAGACGGGTCGTGCTATGCCTCGAAACCATCAATGCAGACTACAGCGAAGGTGGAGGTCGAGAAACGCCCCCGAGAATCTCGTATAAGGCCAACTGACCTAACTACGAGCCTCACGAACCGTTCAAAGCAATACATCGCTAGAACGTACTATGGGATCGGTCGGGACGTCTATCAAACGACGACCACACTGGTGCCGTGCACGGGGAAACCTGTCATGTACACCGGAGACTACCCCCTGACTGGTGCTTATATACCAATACCATCCTATCCGGATGGGAACTGGCAATTGGGCATACGCAGGAAAATAGCTGAGGAACAGGTGAGCTTCGCCGAAAATATCGGCGAGTACCGCGAGTCCGTGGAACTCCTGAAAGGGACATCCCACATCTTGCAACGGGCTGGAAGAACCGCGAGGTCGATCTGGCGTAACCGTAAAAACCGTGCTAAGGTCGTACGAATACTGAAGAGGAAACTCGACGGGATTGTGCAGCCGAAGACTCCACGGGAATGGCAAGACATCATAGGCACCGATCTAGCGATCAAGTTCGGGGTAATCCCGTATTTCGGTCAGCTCGACGATGTACTGACCCAGCTAAATGCCGTCAAACAGCGTAAGATACGCGTCATAACCACTACGAAAGTGGAGGCGAGTAAAACTTATACTAAGTCGACGATGGCTGGGGCCGCGGTGTCGGACGGAACGAAAACCCAGAGAGCCGTGATTTACGTGACCTTCGCGGACACGCACGGCAACTTTACTGCGGGGAACCTCGGTTCCTCGATCTGGGCCGGTACACCATTATCCTTTATGGTGGACTGGGTGATAGATGTGGGAGGCTACCTTGAATCCTTGACAGCCCTTAACGGGGTTTTAAAGGTTTATGGGACGGTGACCACAAAAGAACAGATGCGGACCGTGAGTGATCTGCGACCTCCTACTCGTATGCTAGTCGAACGCTTCACGCGCTCGTACCGGGCTACCGATAGGATAGTAGTGAACTCTGTCCCGTTACCCTCACGGGTGCGGGTCCGGATTCCTGAATGGAATTTCGGAAAGTTCGTGTCATCCTTGGAGATTTTCTCCTCAATGCAGAGGCGTTAGCCTCAAACACACAGAGATCGACATCATGTCTGCGATCGCAAACCTGGTAGTGGCAGATGCCACACCTACCAACAAGACGCTTTACCCGCTCTCCGCGAGCATCGCGTCCTCCATGTACGCTGAGCGTTCCGCCAACTCCGTAGCGGGTAACCGTACGGCTGACGTTGGACTCTCCCTGGCCTCCGCCAAGCGCCCCACGGACCGTGTTACTGCAAAGTACAACAGTCCCAAGGAACAGCTGGTTGATGGAGCTTACGTGGTCTCGGGTATTGGACGGGCGACTATTGAATACGTCGTCCCCCAGGACTGGACCGATACGGAACGCAACCACTTCGCGACGGAAGTCGCTAACTACGCAGCTAGCGCCGCCGTGATGAACACGGTAAAGCGTGACCCCGCGTACTGAGTCGTTGTTTCGCCGTGGTCTTGACCTGTTGCACTCTATGATCCACTGCCTCCAAAGGTGGTTGACCCGCTAGTAGTGCATCTCACTCGTTAGAGGAGATTACCCGTGAAAGACGCATGCCCGTTGGCGGCCGATCTGGCCGCCCGACGCCTCAAGGCATTTTATCTTGAGGAAATCGTGACCGATCAGCTCTTGTACTCCATGCACCGTTTGCGTAGAAATACGTTCATCGGTCCGCATCTCCCTGATGCGCCAGTTCGCCCTTCCCAACCGCATGTGGACGACTATGTAGATCCGAGGCGCTTCGCCGAGGACTACCAAATCGCGTCTATGCTAAGTAAGAGGACGACGCTGGAAGGTGTGGATACAGAGCTGACAGCTCGCCGCAAGTTCTTTGCGGCAGAGGCCCACAACCGGTTGACAAACCGGCGCTTGATTGACGATCTAGACCCTCCAAAATGGGTTGAACACGTTAGTCGAGAATTACTCCGAATCCTAGGCCCTTTGACTAGCGAAGCCTTAAATGGCATGGCTGAGCAGGGGGACTTTGGACCAGGAGCATGTGTGGGAGTTGCGAGTCGTGAGTTGGTACCGAGCAAAAAATATGACTCGAGACCGGTGATGACAGAGGCGCTAAAGCCTCTCTTTTCCGCCTTGGCGGGGACGTTTGTCACGTCCTTTTGGTTTGACCCTGAAAAACTAAAGGTCACCCGAGGAAATCATCACTTCACAGTTCCGAAGAACGCGGAGACCGATCGAAATGCTGCAAAAGAACCATTATGGAACTCTTTCCTCCAAAAGGGGATTGGCAAGCACGTAGAAAGGCGACTTAAACGCTTCGGTGTCGACATTCACGATCAGACGCGGAATCAGTTCCTCGCTAGTCAGGCACACGTCAGAGGTCTTGCGACCCTAGACCTAAGCCAGGCAAGTGATATGATCACGCATGGTTGTGTGTGGCTATTGCTCACAATCAACAATGACCCACAAGGTTTGCGTTGGTGGCACCTCCTAAATTTGGCGCGTTCAAAAGACGTCCGGATTAAGGACTTGAGTGATAAGAGCATGTGGCACAAGCTGGAGATGTTCTGCTCGATGGGGAACGGTTTCACCTTCCCTCTAGAGACAGCGATATTCCTGGCTATATGCCGCTCTGTCGTACCACACGGAGAGCTGGACAACATGACGGTGTATGGAGACGATATAATCGTTCCCCAGCACGTTGCGACCCAGCTTGTCGACCGCTTGGAACACTTCGGCTTCCAAGTGAACACCTCGAAGAGCTGCTTGGCAGGCAGATTCTTCGAGAGCTGCGGGACGGACTGGCTTGACGGCCAGAACGTGCGACCTTTCTTCCTACGTTGGGACCCGGAGTCACCTCTACCGTACGAGATGCAGATAGCTAACTCACTGCGAGTTTGGCTTGAGCGGATCTACGGCACGTGTCCTTCGGAATTCCGACCACTATGGGAAGTACTCCGCCGGGCGACGCCTAAAGCGTTTAGATGCCCGGTGCCAGTCTCCTTAGGTGATGTAGGTCTGGTATCCTCGAGAGAGGAAGCCAAGATTCAACAGTCTTTGAAGCGGCCTCACGGCTACAAAGAGGATTGTTTGGAGGGATGGGCCGTAAAGCACGCGCATGTCAGCACCGTGGACGTCTCACGACGTTCGTTCGGTGTTTTAGCTCGCGCTGTGCACGCCGCAGGACGGAGCACCATTACGGATGAAACCGTTTTGTCAGGGCAAGGTAACGAACCCTGGACCCAGTTGGCAACGCTTGGCCGTGAGGCTTTGAGGAACCAATTTGGGAGTGTCCGTACGAAAACAACCCTGATCCCACGATGGGATTCGGTTAGCGATTGGG